CGATCTGGAGAAATATCCCAAGCTGCAGGACGTGAACAAGGGCTGGCTGCAGCAACTGCGCGAGCAGGCCCCGCAGCAGGTTCTGAAAGAGGGCGCTACTGCCGGCAAGATCACGTTGGGTGCCGGTGGTGACTACGCCAACCTTGACGCCCTGGTGCACGACACCAAGCAAATGGTGGACGAGATCCTGCGCGAAGACGGCGACCTGGTGGCAATCATCGGCACCGACTTGCTCGCCGCTGACAAAGCCAAGCTCTACACCAAGCAAGGCGACACGCCGACTGAAAAAGAGCGCATCGAAAACGCTCAGGTCATTGCGACCTATGGCGGCCTGCCCGCGTTCAGCGTGCCGAACTTCCCGGTCAACGCAGTGCTTGTCACCAGCTGGGACAACCTGTCGATTTACTATCAGGACACCAGCTGGCGCAAGCAGACGATCGAGAACCCGAAACGCTCTCGCGTCGAGGACTACAACAGCCGCAACGAAGGTTACGTGATCGAGCAATTGGAAAAGATCGCGTTCACTGAAAACGTTGAGTTGGTGGTCGCGTGAGCCTGGCCCTGACGCATAAACGACGCATCCAGGCCTTGGGCACTACTGCAGTAGCGGCACTCGCCGCCACTGCAGGCATGGCCTACACACCAGGTGATGCGCTTAGCAGCCCTGCCAATGCACGCAAGCATCTGCTGCTGCAGGAAGCCGCACTGGACCAGGACCTGGAGCGCATCAGCGCGATCAATGGCCTTGCCGGGCGCCAGGCACTCAAGCGCGATGAGCTGCTGCCCAAGTACCAGGAATACGTCCAGCGCTACTGCGAGTCGGGGCTGGTCTTCCCCAACCGCGTTGCGGTGCAGGTGTTGGTCTGGCTGTTCGACACCGTCCAATTCGAAGACGCCTTGGAGCTTGCAGAAGTGCTGATCAAGCAGGGCCAGCAGATGCCTGAGCGCTTCAAGCGCCGTGACATCCAGACCTTTGTCGCCGACGCGGTGTGCGAGTGGGCCTACGCCGAATACAAAGCCAATCGCAGCCCGGAGCCTTACCTCTCCGACTTGCTGCCGCTGGTTGACGGTAAGTGGCAGCTGACGGAGCAGATCCCGAGCAAATACCACAAGTTGATCGGTATGCGCGCCATGGAAGCGGGCCAGTTGGAAACCGCGCTCAAGCACCTGGAACGTTCGACCGAACTGTACGCCCAGGCGGGCAATGACACCCGTATCGAAAAGGTCCGTAAGGCCCTGGCAAAACAAGCGGCCGCTAACCCGGCCACCGAGTAACCGACTACCCCCCCCAGCGGGGACTTGTGGAAGTGAGCCGCCCATTTATGGACCGTCCCACTGAAAACAGGCTCCCCGCCCTATTTGAGCGCCCAGCAATGAGCTTTTCCGGTAGACCCACCACCCTGGTGGAACAGCAGATCGAGAACGACGGCTTTTGGCCGAACCTCTCCGTGTCTGAATTCCAGAAGGGGTATCGCCTGCCGGCGGAGTATGTGCTGGACATGCTGGGCGCTGACCTGACCACGGCGATGACCGAGGTAAATGCCGACCTGGCCGAGTTAAAAGCGCGCTGGCAGGGCCGTGGAGTGTCAAACGTTGAGTCTGCAGACACCACGGTCCTGCCGGAGCGCACCTTTCAAGCGGCGACGTACAAGCGTGCCGTGTACTGCCGAGCCAAGGCCAGTTTGTTGACCCAGTTCGCAACCATCATCCGCCGTGACAGCGCGGAGAACCTGGGCAAGGAGTTGCCCGATCGCCCGGAAACCTTCCTGGCGTTCAGCCAACAGGCCGTGCGCTCGCTGCAGGGCCGTGGCCGCATTACGGCGGCGTTGCTATGAACAAGCTGCGCGCCCTGACCGCCTACCTGATCAGCCTCAACCTGGTACTGCCTGAGCAGATCGACAGCTGGGCCGAGCAGGTCAACCTGGATCTGATCTGGAAGGACACCACACAGGGCCTGCACATGGGCGATATGCGCTATCGCGCCGTGTTCGTGATCGAGCGTTTCGCCGGCAACCCGGCGCTGCTGATGGCGCTGCTGGGCGGCTGGTTGGAATCCAACGACCCCGACCGGGACGACGACCTGCCGGCGCCGACTTTCGCTGTCGACCAGGTGACCCCTGATGAAGCGGACTTGGAACTGACTTTGGAGTTTGTCGAGCCGCAGCACCTGGCCGAAGACCCCAACGGCCTGGTCGACGCGTTCGGGAAAAAGTGGGGCCTGGTCGCATTCGATCTGTGGACCGCTGAACACGGCGAGGTGCAAAACCGTGGCGCGTAGCACTTTCGAGCTGGACGTCCGTGGCCACCTCGGCGTTCGCGAACAACTGGCCCTGTTGAGCCTGCCCCCGCAGCTGCGCCGGCGTTTGCTGAACAACGTCACCAAGCGCGTGCGCACCATGAGTCGTAAGCGCATTCGCGAGCAGCGCAACCTGAATGGCACACCTTTCGAGGCACGCAAGGGCGATGGCAAGGGCAAAAAGAAGATGGAAGCCGGCCTGGGCAAGTTGCTCCAGGTAACCAGCGTGAGCGCGGATGCCGCGACGTTGGGCTGGCGTAACGGCCTGACCGGCTGGGTGGCTGCACAGCAACACCACGGCGCAACCGAGCGCCGTACTGCAGCGCAGATGCGCCGGTGGAACAGGGTGCCCGAGGGCCTAGCGGCGACGGACAAACAGGCAAAACGCCTGCGCCGACTGGGTTTCAAGGTGCGCCAAAAGGGCAAAAAGAGCCTGGCCCGGCCATCCGTAGCCTGGATTCAAGAACACGTGAACTACGCCAAGGCAGGCCTGCTGATACGCATCCTGTCCGACGAAAAAGCCGAGGGCAACGGCGCGCAAAGCTGGGAAATCACCCTGCCAAAGCGCCAGTTCCTGGGCGTCAGCTCCGATCGGGATACCAGCTTGCTGGTTAACCAGGTGCTGGAACAAATCCTCAACTCCCCCAAATAACGAGGCCCTGCATGGCACTTGGCAAAGTCAGCGTCAACAATCTCAACCTCGGCCAGGGCGCCGTGACCGAGATCGAGCGCTATTTCCTGTTCATCGGCCCCGGCGCAAAGAGCGTCGGCAGCCTGATCGCCCTGAATACCGACAGCGACCTGGACGAAATGCTGGGTCAGCCGGTCAGTGACCTGAAAACCCAGGTCGCAACCGCCAAAGCCAATGGCGGCGATCGCTGGGCATGTCTGGCGGCGCCTATCGCTGCAGATGGCACCTGGACCGAAGCGCTGGAAGCCGCGCAACAGCAGGGCTATTCCATTGAAGCGGTGGTGATCACCAAACCCGTCGCCACCGGTGCCGAACTCTCAGCGATGCACGACGCCGCCATTGCAGTCAGCAACACCTACGGCCGTCGGTTGTTCGTGATGGCCAGCACTGCCGGCATCGTCGCGGAGCAGTCCTGGTCCGACTACATGAAAGAGCAGAAGGCGATCACCAAAGACCTGGCCGCGCCGCGTGTCCTGGTTGTGCCTCAGTTGCATGGCAATGACTTGGGCGTCTTGGCTGGGCGCCTGGCCAATGCCGGCGTCAGCATCGCTGACAGCCCAATGCGTGTGGCCACCGGTGCCGTTATGGCCCTGGGTAGCGTACCCAAGGACAAAGACAGCGTGCCGTTGCCGTCGGCAGTCCGATCGGAACTCGACAAGGCCCGCTTTTCGGTTTCGCAAACTTACCCCGACTACCCGGGCGTGTTCTGGGGTGACGGCAACATGCTCGATGCCCCCGCGAGCGACTTCCAGGTTGTCGAGTACCTGCGATTGGCCGACAAGGCCGCCCGCCAGGTGCGCCCGCTGTTGATCCTGCGTGTTGCCGATCGGCGTTTGAACAACACGGCCAACAGCATGGCGGCCGCTGTCAGCGCCTTTATGAAGCCGCTGCGCGTGATGGCCAAGTCCACGACGTTTGCGGGCCAGGTGTTCCCGGGCGAGATCGAGTCCCCCAAAGACGGCGACATCCAGCTGGTCTGGCATACCAAAACCAAGGTCGAGGTGTACATCAAGATCAAGCCCCTCAATTGCCCGAAAGACCTCACGGCGAACATCGCCCTGGACCTTTCCAACGACGATTCGGAGTAATCCCGTATGTCCCGTATTGGCGGTAAAAACTTCGACATCAACCTGGGCGACCTGCAGGTCCACGTCGAAAGCTGCACCCTGGATATCACCGACAACACTGCCGTGGCACAAAGCCGGGGTGTGCCCAACGGCCATGTCGATGGTGACGTGGCGGCCAGCGGTGAATTTGAGTTCGACACCAGCAACTTCAACCTGCTGATTGAGGCCGCACGCACTGCCGGCAGCTTCCGCCAGCTGGAGCCCTTCGACTCGGTGTTCTTTGCCAAGGCCGGCGAGGAAGAGCTGCGCATTGAAGCCTTCGGCTGCAAGTTGAAGGTGTCCAGCCTGTTGAGTGTCGACCCTAAAGGCGGCGAGAAGTCCAAGCACAAGGTGCCGTTTGACGTCACCAGCCCGGACTTTATCCGCGTCAACGGCGTGCCGTATCTGGCGTCGGCTGAGATCGAGGGCCTGCGCTAATGGTTTGCCCGTTTGATCGCGCCCAGGCCCTGGAACAACGTCAGCGTGATGCTGCGATCGCGGCCGCACGTGCTACCGCACGGCCGAGCGGGCCAAGCCTCACCCATTGCAAAGATTGCGATAAGCCGATCCCGGAGAAGCGCCAGGCCCTGGGCGGAATTACCCGCTGCGTGCCGTGCCAGTCCCTTATTGAGCAAGGACAGCGCCGATGACCGCCCGCGCCAAGCCCAAAGCAACCCTCGAAAGCCGTTACGCCGTGCTTGAACACCGTGTCAGCGACCTGGAAGAACGCCATGAAACCGTACCGACCCGGGTTACCCGGTTGGAAGGTGAATTCGAACACATGGCCGTGCAGCTCTCGGATCTGAATAACGGCCAGCGTGAACTGACCGCCACAGTGTCCGACATCGGCACCAAGGTCACCCGCATGTTGGCGGTGCTGACCGTGCTGGGCGTGGTGGCGCAGATGGTCGGGCCGGCGCTGTTGCGGATCCTGTTCCCATGAGCCTGCGCAACAAGATCGCCGCCGGCGCCCTGGTGCTGGTCAGCGCGCCCTTGGTCGCCTTCCTGGGCAAGTGGGAAGGGGAGGGACAGAACATCGTTTACGCAGATCAACTCGCCCGTGGCCTGCCCACCGTGTGTAAGGGCATCACCCGATTTACCAGCCCGTACCCGCTGGTCGTCGGTGACTACTGGTCGCCGGAGCGCTGCGCCGAGGTGGAGCAGCTGGTGGTCGAGAAAAGCCAACTGGCCCTGGCTGACTGCCTGACCAACCCAGCGATCGGGCAGAAGACCTTCGACGCGCTGAGCAGTCATGGCCACAACTTCGGCGTGCCCAGCACGTGCGCCAGTCGCGCCGTAGGCCTGATCAACGCCGGCAGGATTGCAGAAGGCTGCAAGGCGTTGGCATGGGGCCCCGATGGCAAGAGCCCGGTGTGGTCGTCGGTTACCGATGCCCAGGGCCGCAAACGTTTCGTGCCCGGGCTGCATGCGCGCCGGCGGGCAGAAGCTGCGATGTGCGCGGACGGCCTATGAACATGCGTGATGCGCTCTTCCTACTGCTGTTTTGCCTGTTGGTTTGGGCTGGCTATGAACGTGTTGCTGACCAGCGCGACCAGGCACGGGGCGAGCGCGACAGTGCTTTGTTCGAAGTGACGGGCCTTCGTGAAGCCGCCCGCGTCAGCGGCGAGATGTTGGCAGACCGTGACGCAATCGACCTTAAACGAACCCTGGAGCTGGACCATGAACGCGCTTCAAACCTTGAGCTGCAGCGCGCTGTTGACGGTCGCCGTCAGCGGCTGCGCGTCAACGCCACCTGCAGCGCCGCCGGCAACGAAAAAGCCAGCGCCGGCAGCGTGGCTGATGCAACCACCGCCGAACTCGCAGCAAACGCTCGACCGGATTATTTCACCCTCAGAGATCAGCTTGCCCGCAGCAAGCAAATGATCCTGGGCCTGCAGGACTACGTGCACCAGGTCTGCCTGCGTTGACCTGAACCCACTTCAAACCAACCACCACAACGGATACGAACATGAGCCAGACCCAAGCCCGCGAAATCACCCTGGAAATCGGCGCCCAGGAATTCACCTTCACCCTTACCCCTCAGGACGTGACCAAGTATTTCAACGCCATGACCGCCAACAACAAGGTGGCGCCGTCCTTCAACCTGCTGAGCAGCACCGTGCTGCCGGCTGAAAAAGCCGCTCTGCGCGAGCTGATGGCCAACCCGGTGAACACCATGCAAATCGCCGGCGCGCTCCTTGAGGAATACGCGCCTGACGTTGGGATCATCGTAAAAAAGCCCTTGAGTACGCTGAGCGCCTGACCGAGGACGGCCTGGGCCAGTTGCTGGCCCTGACCAACCGTTGGCTACCTGGTGCCGAGCCCAGCATCGAGAACATGGGCACGGCCAAGTGGCTGGAAGACGAACACTGGAAGCGCATGGAATTTGCCGTAGCAAACGGCATTGCCCATGCGTTGAACGGATAGGAACCACATGGCCGATCGTAGCGCCCGCCTGGACTTCATCCTCGCCCTGACCGACAAGGTGACCGCACCTTTGGGCAAGGTGAAGATGGGCTTTTCCGAGCTGACCGAGCAAAGCGAAAAGAACATCAAGACCATGGGTATGGGCCTGGCCGGTGTGACGGGCGCTTTTGTCGGCATCAACCAATCACTGCAGCCTGCGCTGGAGATGAACCGCGCCCTGGGCGAGGTCAAATCCTTGGGCGTAGCCGAAGACGCGCTGACCGCGCTGAATCAGAAAGCCCTGGAGTTCTCGGTGAACTATGGCGAGAACGCCCGGGATTTTGTGGCGTCGGCCTACAGCATTGAGGGTGCTATCAAGGGCCTGACCGGCAGCCAGCTGGCCACCTTCACCAACACCAGCAACCTGTTGGCCAAGGCCACCAAGTCCGACGCCGACACCATGGGCGCCTACGTGGGCACCATGTACAACCTGTTCAAAGGCCAGGCAGACGCCATGGGCAAGGGCGAATGGGTTGAAAAGCTCGGCGGGCAGACTGCCCTGGCCGTGCAGCTGTTCCGCACCGATGGCGCCCAGCTCAAGGACGCCTTTAAGGAAGTCGGCTCGATCGCAACCGCTGCCGGCGTCGATATCGCCGAACAGTTCGCGGTGATCGGCTCGCTGAGCAGCACCATGGAAGGCGGCGACGCCGGCGGCCGCTACAAGGCGTTCTTTGAAAACCTGGGCGCCGCGTCCGAAAAAATGGGGATGAAGTTCACCGACTCCAACGGCAAAGCGCTGCCCATGCTGCAGATCATGGACAAGCTGCAGGGCAAGCTGGGTGACCTGACCAGCGCGTCGGCCAATGCCAAGCTGATGGACGCGTTTGGCGGGGAGGGCGCCCAGGTGATCAGCTCCCTGGCCAAGGACACCGACCGCTTGCGCAACAGCATGGACAAGCTGGGCAAAGTGCGTGGTCTTGAGGACGCGAAGAACATGGCCATGTCGATGGTCGACCCGTGGCAACAGTTCGCGGCCGCGATCGAGGGGCTGCGCATTGCCTTCGGCCAGGCGCTCATTCCGATCCTGACGCCGCTGATGGCCAAGCTGTCAGGGATCGCCGGCACCATGACCCGTTGGACGCAGATGTTCCCCAACATCACCCGGGTGATCGGCATTGTCACGCTCACGATCCTGGCCCTGATTGCTGTCATGTCCCTGCTGACCTTCGCCGTCGGCGCCGGCCGTATGGCGTGGTTGGCCATGGTGACGGTCTGGAAAGTGGTGCAGATGATCAGCCTGCGAACCACAGCGGTATTCCTGCTGCAGAAGGCTTTCATGCTGGGTTACATCACCGTGGTTTACGGCCTGACCGCCGTTCTCGGCCTGGTGCGCGGCGTGATGCTCATGTGGCAGGGCGCGATTTGGCTGGTCAACGCCGCGCTGCTGGCCAATCCAGTGGTGTGGATCGTGATCGGCGTGATGGCTCTGGTCGCGGCGGTGATTGCGGCCGTTGTGTACTGGAACGAGTGGACGGACGCGCTGATGAACAGCGAGGCGTTCAAGTGGGTCAGCGATCAACTCACTGCGCTGTCGGAGTGGTTCGCCTCAATGGGCGGTTGGTCCGGGATGGCCAAGGCCGCATGGGACGGGATCGTCGCGATCTTTCATACGGCCATCAACGGCCTAATCGAAATGTTGAACAAGATCCCGGGCGTGGACATTGAAACCCGCTTTGGCGCTATGCCCGAGGTGCCAGGCACGGACATCGGCGTGAACAACGTGGACGCCTCTGCAGCTGCGCAAAAGGCCCAGCAAACCATCAACGCGGCCATTCCAAGCCTGTCGCCGGCGCGGCCTAACGCCGTGCCCCAGGGCGGGCTGCTGACCAGCATCCAAAACAACAACAGCAGCCAGAACAAAGGCATGCACGTGGAGAAAGTCGAGATCCACAACAGCAAGCCTATGACGTCCCTGGAGATGGAAAACATGGTCGCCATGTCGGTGGGCGGATGAGCGAATACATCGATCTGCTGATTGCCGGCAATGACCTGGTGCTGGACCCGTCGCGTCAGCCGCTGCTGATTGATGACCGGGCCAGTATTGCCCAGGACATCGCCCACATGATCCGCGACAGCGGCCTGCTGGTCACCCTGGTGGCTGAGCGCGACCGGCTCAAGCAGCGCGACTGTATTCAGCAACTGGAACTGCTGGTGGAGGCCGACGAGCGCCTGGTACCGGGCACGGCGCAGATCACCCAGCTGCAACCTGGCCAGTACCTGGTCACGGCGACAACCCTGAAATTCGGCAACATCGAGGTGGATTTGTGAGCGACGTAGATTTTAAGCAGGCGTTGGCCGACGCCGGCATTCCCACCACCGAGGCGGGGCTCCTGCAGGCGTGGGAAAAGGAAGTGGCCGCCCAGGGCAGCAAATTGAGCAACACCAGCGCCTATTCGCCGTTCTGGCGGGTGGTGCGTGCGCTGGTGACCAAGCCGGTGATGTGGATTCTGGATTTTTTCGTGGCCACGGTGCTGCCCAACTTTTTCGTCAAAACTGCTGCAGGTGCCTGGCTCGATATGCTGGCCTGGGCGGTGAACGTCGAGCGCAAAGGGGCGACCAAGGCCAAGGGCTTTTTGCTGTTCACCCGCGAAGCCGCAGGCGGCGCGCTGGAAGTCCCGGCCGGGACAGTGGTGCAGTCCGCGTCCATCAACGGCCATGTGTACCAGGTGGAAACCACGGCCGCAGGCGTTTTTGCCGATGGGCTGATGCAACTACAGATCCCGGTCGAGGCGATCGACACCGGCGCCGGCTTCAACTTGGCCCCGGGTTATTACGCAATCCTGCCGGTACCGGTGCCGGGCATTGCCCAGGTGGTGAACAGCGACGGTTGGTTGACCACACCAGGTGCAGATCCTGAACCCAATGACGAGCTGCGCCTGCGCACCCGCAACCAGTTTTCAGCAGTCAACCAGTGGCACACCGACGCGGTATATCGGGCGATGATTTCGTCCTTCCCGGGCGTGCGCCCTGATGGCGTGTATTTCGAACATGACGCCCCGCGTGGCCCAGGCAGTGCCAATGCCTTTGTTCTGTTTGAGGCAGATGTGCCGGCGGCGCCGTACCTGGAACAAATCAACGCGCATATCCGCGACCAGGGCAACCACGGCCACGGCGATGACCTGTTGGTGATGGTCATGCCGGAGACCCTGCACACGGTGCAGTTGGAGATCTGGCCGCGCTCCACGCTGACGATCGAGCAGCGGGAAAACCTCAAAGACAACGCCGCGCTGTTCGTGCGCGCCGCCTTTCGCGACAGCACGGCCACCGACTTCCAGCCGACGCTGACCTACCCCCAGTCGCGGTTTTCATTCAGCCGCCTGGGCGAAGAGCTTCACCAGCAGTTCGCCGGCATTGAGTCGTTGCGCTTTGCCACGGCCGACATCATCAGCGAGCTGAACATTCCGCGGATCCAGACCTTGGAGGTGCTGCTGCATGATTAAGCTTGAACTGCCGTTCTGGCTGGACGGGACCGAGCTGGCCAAGCTCAAGGCAGCGGCCCAGTCCTGGTGGACGAGGGTAGAAGGCTGGCTGCGCTGGCCACTACTGCAGATGGATGCCGATACCTGCCACCTCACCGTGTTGGACCTGTTGGCCTGGCAGCGCGATATCACCCGCTTCAAGGGCGAGCCCGAGGGTTTGTATCGCCTGCGGGTCAAGTACGCCTTCATTAACGCAGTCGACGCCGGCAGCACGGCAGGCCTGCAGCGCATCTTTATGCGCCTTGGCGTGGGCTTTGTGCAGATCGAAGAACGCCAGCCTGGGCGGGATTGGGACGTCATTTTGCTACGCGTCACCAATTCCCAGCTCGCCGATAACCCGGAGTTGGTACGCGTGCTGATCCAGCAATACGGGCGCACCTGTCGCCGGTATGACTTTCTGATCATCACCGCTGTGCCAATGGCTCTCGCCACCATCCATTTCAACGATGACCAGCAAACGCTGATCGCCAGCCTGTAGGAGTCCCAATGGGCGCCAGTATTACCCTTGCAGGTGAAGACCTGATCGCACGCAAACAAGCCAGCCAGCAAAGCCTGGTGGTTTCGCGCTTTGTCTTCGCCAATGTTCCAGGGCTTGACCCTACCAAGCCGGTCGACCGTGCAGCGGCCAAACCGACTGCGGGCCAGATCGTCTACGTTCACCCAATCGGCGCCGACGAGGGCGGGTATGTAAACCCCAGCCAGGTGGTTTACAGCGCGCAGATTGGTTCCGATATTGGTGATTGGGACTTCAACTGGATCGGCTTAGAAACTGAGGAAGGCGTGCTATTTGCGGTGGCCACGGTCGCCTTGCAGCAAAAGCGCCGCAACATTCCGCCCGTCCAAGTCGGCAACAACCTGACCCGCAACTTTCTGGTGGTGTTTGACGGTGCCCAGGCGCTGACCGGTATCACCATCGACGCCAGTACCTGGCAGCACGACTTCACCTTGCGCCTGGCCGGGATCGATGAGCGCGAGCGCTTGAGCAATCGGGATGTGTTCGGCCGGGCGTGTTTCTTTGGCAGCAGCCTACAGCTCGAGAAAGTCGACGGGGACTATCAGCTCAGGCAGGGGACCGCCTATATCGAAGGCATCCGCTTGGCGCGCGCCGAACCGTTCGCGGTCGCGCCACCGGAGTTCCCCGCCACGGCCTGGCTGGACGTGTGCCTGCAGCGTGAGTTGAATGACGTGGTGGCGTCCTGGTCCGTCATGTGGGGAGCTGATGAAGCTGACTACGTGGATAGCCAGGGCGTGCGCCACTACCGCGAAAAAATTGCCACGCTGACCAGTAGCACAAGCATTACGGATGCCCGCTCGGTTGAGCCTGTCACCGGGCCACTGGTGGGCATGTTCGCCTTTCGCGCCGGCGACTATGAACACCTGCGAGCCCGAGCAACGACAAAGGACGACGTGGGCCTGGGCGTGTTGCCCAACGCCAAGAGCGACGACCCGACCGTCAACGACAGCGAGATTCTGGCGACTACAGCGGCTGTGAACGCGGCCATGGTTCAAGTCGTGAACCCGCTGGCTGGGATGATTGCAGCCTTTGCACGCAGCACTGCCCCGTATGGCTGGCTCAAAGCTAACGGCGCCGCTGTCAGCCGTAACACCTTTGCCGACCTATTCAACGCGATCGGCACGACGTTTGGCGAGGGCGACGGGGTGGACACGTTCAACTTGCCCGACATGCGCGGCGAGTTTATCCGTGGCCTGGATGAAAGCCGGGGTGTTGACCCTGGCCGTGGTCTTGGCAGTGGCCAGGCCAGCCAGAACCTGCTGCACAGCCACAACGCGACGACCAGCGAAGACGGCGACCACGCGCACACGATCACCGGTACGGCCTCTGCCGCCGGTGCGCACAGCCACACTTTCAACATCAACCGTCAGGGTTCCAGTGCCGACCACCGGGTGCTCGATATGCCACCTGGTCGGACGGGCTCCGAGGGCACGGCAAAGGTCGCCGTGGATAGTGCCGGCGAACACACCCACACCATCACGGCCACTGCAGCGGAGTCTGGCACCCACAGCCACACCGTTACGCTGAGCCAGGACGGCGGCAACGAAGCCCGCCCGCGCAACGTTGCGGCCCTGTATTGCATCAAGTATTGAGGTTTCCATGACAACCAAGACTGTCTATCAAACTGACCGCATCGGCATTCTGATCGGCACTGCGCTGGCAGATCCTTGCCCATTGCAGGAAGGCGAATGGCTGATTCCCGGCGGGTGTGTGGAAGATGTGCCCCCAATCGCAGGAAAGCACCTGGTGCCGCGCTGGACCGGCAAGCGTTGGGAACTGATCAGTTCCTACCAAGGTTTGACGGTGTACAACACCCGCACCGGCGAGGCCCTGGTGATCGAGCGTGGCGGTGACCTGCCGAGTGGTTACACCCTGAGCGTTCCCGCACCTGGTCAAGTGTGGCGCCAGGGCGAATGGGTGGATGACATCCCCGCCACGTTGGCCCGGGTACACCAGGAGCAAACCGAACGTATCAATGTGCAGTGCGAAAAAGCCCTGGTCGGCGGCTTCGGATCGAACGCCCTGGGCGCAATGCACCGCTACGGCAGCCAGACCGATGATCAACTAAACCTGATCGGCGTGATCCTGGCCGGCCGGGACACCCTCTACGCATGCCGCGACGAGGCCGGTGCCAAAGACTACCGACCCCACACCGTGGAGCAGATCCGCCAGGTGGGTGACGACCTCACAGCGTTCAGGCAAGTGCAGCTGCAGAAAGCCAACGCGCTCAAACAAGCCCTGGATCAAGCATTGGCTGCCGAGGATCTGGCCGCACTGCAGGCCGTGGCTTGGGATGCTCGCACTTGACCTGGGCACCGGTGACGATGCGTTGGCCAGAGCAGTCCACCCAATGGATGGGCGACCTGGTAGCGGCGCAGGAACTGGCTGGTAGTGAGTTGGCCAGCACCAGCCAGCGCCTGGCCGGACTGGATGGCATGACCAGCACCAACCCGGGGCCGGTGGGTGGCGCGGCCAAAGGCGCGATCGAGGCCGGCCGTGCGGCACTGGCAGGCCAGATGGGCGAGGCCCCGGCGTGCCTGGCGGTGACGCCATTTCAAAGCGGAGTAGGGCAGGGTCGTGGCCATCAGCGTTTTCTGTCAGCTCCGAACTTGCTGCAGCAGCTGGCCGCCAAACTGGTCGATGTTAGCGATAACGGCCGACCGGCTGGCCCTCAGTACGCGTTGTCGCTGATGTTCTTGGGCACGCGCCTGGACCAGTTCGCCGACACCCTGGCGAGTTTCAATGCGCTGCTGCCGATCCCTGACCTGGTGCGCGCTGAACGTCGAGCGCGGAACCTGTCGCGGCTGGAGGCTGACAAGTGGGAGATCCCCAGCGCAGGGCCCTTGCCGCGTTGGTCTGCGCTGCCCCTGGAGCGCTGCACGGTTGTCAAAGCGGCCAAGCAATCCATGGCCGGGCAGATCGCCGTCCTGGAGAGCTACGCGGCCGACAGCTCGCCCATGGGCGACCTGGCCGCGTTGGCCCGCCGAAAAGCAGCCCAGCAGCACGACCGCGACAAACAGCTGAATGATCTGAAAGCCCTGCTGGCCGACGGCAACGCCGACCACAGCATGCGCGCGCGGATCTTGGGGCCAGGCGACAACAACGAATTACGCCGTGCGTTGCTGCAGGGCGATGCACCTGGTCACGAATGGGTGCTGTGCGCCGGCGTGCTGCTGGTGGGCTCGCGGGATGGTTTGAGCTTTGTTCGGGAGCTGGTGGGCCTATGACGCTTCTACTTGATGGCCAGCAGGTCCTGGGCAAACGCCTGAAAATCACAGCCAATCTGCGTATCGAAAGCGACGATCTGTCGGGGCAGACGAGCAACAGCCAGACGGCGCACAAGGGGTTTAAGCCCAAGACCCTGACTGTGAGCCTTGCTATTCCGTTTGTTGACGCACCGCAACTGCGCAGCCTCATGCGCCTGGCGGAAGCCACGGCCGGCGGTGGTCAGCTCCACATGTACCGCATCGTTAACGACACCGCCGCCGCGTTCGGTATCCGCGAAGTGCAGTTCTCCGACGGTGTGAGCGCCCGGGAAGACGACACCCTCAACCAATGGTTGGTGCAGTTCACCCTGTCTGAAAAGCTTTCCAACCCCGAGCGGGTGGAGAGTCGCCGCGCCGGCAACAGCGTCACGTCGCAATCTGGCCCGGGTTCGGCCGTCGGCGCCGGTGGTGGAGACGGCACCGGCAGCCCGGACGAACTGAGCGGCTTCGAGCGCACCTTGAAAAAGGTGGATAACTGGCTGGCTCCAACACCATGAAACTGCACCAGGTACTCACCATCAGCGGCACGCCGTATCCGATGATCAAGGGCGAGGTGCGGCTGGATATCAAAAGTCCCGGCCGGGCAACCTTCACTATCCAGGCAGACGCACCAGTCAAAGGCCTGGTGACGCTCGATGTCGGCTACAACGACGGCACGCTGCAGCGTCACTTCATTGGCTTTGTCGAGCGCTCCACGGCCATCAACAGCGTGCAGCAGATCCTGGCCTGCCGTGAACTGGCGGCGATCCTATCGCAACCTCTGCCGCTGAACCTGCGCCACGTCGACTTGCAGGGCGTGCTGGCCGAGGTCAGCGACAAGACTGGCTTGCGTTTCCGGGTGCCGGACAGGGCATACGCCAAAGTCAAGGCGCCGTATTTCTATAGCCTGGCTGCCGGCTACCTGGCCATGGACAGCCTGGCCAGCGTATTCAGCATTCCCGACTTCATCTGGCAGCAGCAGGGCGACGGCGAGTTGTTTGTGGGCAGTTGGGCCGACAGCTTCTTTGGCATCCGCTCACCGCTGCAGCTGCCGGTTGAACTGTTCGACGGCTACCAAGGCAACCAGAGCGCAATGATCGCAGCCCTTCCAGGACTGCGCCCAGGTGCAACCATCAACCAGGGCGAAAGGATCACCAGTGTGACCCTCGCCGGCAACCAAATGGCGATCAAATGGACGACGCAATCCGTCGCAGCGTAGAGCGACAATTCCCCGAACTCACCGGCGGCTACCACTTGCCACGCTTTGGCCGGGTGGTGGCCGTGCCGGATGCGCCGGCGGCGCCGGGGCTGTGTGACGACTTCCGGCCGCGCTTCGGCGTTGACGTGGAAGTGCTGCTGCCGGATGGCGAGCCAGATCCCGTGCTACCGATCCTGACTGGCCTGCCGCTACCGGCGCCGATGGGGGGGCAAGAAGCGGGGATGTTTGGCTTCCCGGAAGAGGGCACCACCGTAGTGGTCAGCTTTGCTTACGGTCTACCACACAAACCGTTTATTACTCAGATCCTACCCCACGGCCTGAGCTTGCCCCGGGTACCGAAGGGTGACCAGGTGTGGCAGCACAGCGAAGCCTGCCAGCAGCGCGTTGACGCCGACGGCAACTGGCTGCGCCAAACGGACGGCAAGATCCAGGACAAGGCGATCGAGCGCGAAGTGGAGGCGATGCAGAACACTGAGAGCTTCCAGAGCCACACCAGGACGGTGGACGACCATTCAACCGAGTCAGTGGGTGGCATCAAGAAGATTGAGGCGCTGGGCGCGCTCAAGCTGCTGTCGGGCGGGTCTGCGAGTCTGGCGGCGGTGGATGATTTGCACCAGGCGACCGGGCGGGACCTGAATCTGGTGGTGGGTCAGAATCATAACGCCACGGTGGGTGGTGACATGGAGGAAAGGATCCTAGGTCTACGTCAGACCGTGTCCGGGGTTAGCCAGCGGATTCATGCCCCAAAGAGTTGGATCGGTTCTGAGGATGTGAATCTCTTCAGAGTCGTGTGTGAGACGCTTGACCTGTTGCAAGAAATGAACACGCAATTAGCTATCCATACGCACGGACCTACGCCCGTGCCCAGTAATGCTGCCGTTTTTAGTGATCAAGCCAAAAAAACAGCATTGATGGGGGACGCACTGAAGGTCATCACGCTTTCGTAAGCCAACGAGAGGCGTTAGCCATCTTGTGTTTCGATGCCACTGCGTAGCATGATCGCGTCCAATATCGGCTGGTCCTGTGCCCTTCAAGCAACCGGTCAACGCCTCATAATCAGCGGAAGAAAATACTGTAGGTAAATATGGAAGATGATAAAGAGGGTATTTACAAGCTTACTGTTGATCTCAACGTTCTTGAGCATTTAGGGATCAACTTATATAGCAATGTGCCTGCAGTACTTACCGAGATAGTTGCCAACGCATGGGATGCTGATGCTGAGCGTGTGGAAATCACTATAGAAGAAAATCTTCAATATATTGAAGTGCTAGATGATGGTATCGGCATGGATTTAGAGGCAATTAATAAAAAATTTCTATGGGTTGGCTATCAGAAAAGGACGGAAGGGGACTTAAGCCCTTTAAAGCAAAGACCTGTGATGGGGCGAAAGGGTGTTGGGAAACTGGCGCCATTCTCAATTGCAGATACTGTTGAGGTTTACTCGCACATTGATGGCGAGCAAAACGCGTTCAGGATGCGAGTTGATGACATCAGAACCGCTGCAAAACAAAAGAAAGATTACTATCCAGAAGCGATTGACCACACATCATGCCCCACTAGAAATGGTACTAGGCTGATCCTCAAGGATTTACATAAAGATCGTATAAGAAAACCAAACTTGATCCAGCGTCTTGCTCGGAGGTTCTCTGTCATCGGGCGGGATGACTTTAGAATCTTCATAAAAAATCAAGACGGTACTGAGCATGAAGTTACCCTCAAGGATAGGGGAGACCTGGAAAAGCTCCAATACATTTGGACAATTGGGGACTGGACGCCACCGGCTTGGCTTGATGACTATGTTGTGCGTCAAGGTAGCTTTGAAGGCCGTTTGGAAGGATGGGATAGTGGGATGACTATCAGTGGGTGGATAGGCACTTCCAATAAGCCGAAGGACTTAGATTCGGCCTCCGGCAATATTAATGTGATTGTGCTGCTTGCTCGTGGTCGCTTGTTTCAAGAGAATGTGTTGAATGAAGTGAGTGATGGTCGTCATTACACGAAGTATCTCGTGGGGCAGTTAGATATCGACTTCCTTGATGTGACAGCTGAGCGAGACATTGCCACTAGTGACCGCCAGCGCGTTCAAGAGGGCGATCCACGTTATCAACAGGTAGTAAGTTTCGTTAAAAGTACTTTGGCTAGGCTTGAGGCAGAGTGGAGCAGGTGGCGTCCCGAGGACAGGGTTGAGGACGTTCAAGGTTTGAATCCGGTTGTAAAGGAGTGGTTAGAAAGTCTAACCCCAACTCATCAAAAACATGCCGAGAAATTAATCGGGACTATTTCTAGTCTAGATGTCGAAGATGAAGAGAACGTCGTGCTAAAGCATGCAATTCTTGGATTTGAAAGGGCTAAGCTCGCAGGAAGTACTAAGGAGCTTAGTGAGGCAATAACCGTTGACGCGCAAGCATTGCTTCCACTTTTAGCAGGTCTAGATTCCATTGAGGCATCTTTATATCGCGATATCGTAAGCAATCGACTTAACGTGATAAAGGCGTTTCAATCTAAAATCAATGATAATGAGCTTGAAAAGGTTCTTCAGAAATATTTATTTGAGCACCTTTGGCTATTAGATCCCTCTTGGGAACGAGCTACGGGCAGTGAAATAATTGAAAAGCCTGTCAATGAAGAGTTTGCCAAAATATCCGCTAGTCTGACTGACGAGGAAAGGAGGGGGCGGGTCGACATTAAATACAGAAAGGCAAATGGCCGACACGTAATTATTGAATTAAAGCGTGCGGATAGATCTTGTGGGATTCTTGAGTTGGTCCAGCAGGGTCTTAAATATCGTGATGCTCTATTGAAGTGTCTAAATGACCAGAATAGGCCGGACGAACCTTACGAGATTGTATTCGTACTTGGAATGCCAATCAAGGAGGAAGGTAATATTCAGTCGCAAATGTTCATTGATATGCAGCTTAGCTCTATAAATGCCAGGCGGGTTAAATATAATGAGCTGGTTTATTCTGCGCTAAATGGTTATGCGGAATACATAGAGGCGAGAGGGAAGGTCGATAAGATTCAAAAGGTTATTGACTCTCTTTCGACCAAAAAGAGATGATTAAAAAAGCCACCTCATTAAGGGTGGCTTTTTTATAATTGCGATTCAATCTCGAGGTATTCCGCCGCGTAATCTGATGTGGTTCGCAACGTGTTCCATCAAAGTCTGTCCTATTACCTCTCCCAGTCTAACCGGAACAGCATTGCCGATCATTCTGCCCACCGCTTTGAATGTGATTTCTTTTTCTGGCAAGAATTCATATTCCGGCGGGAAGGATTGCAAAATTGCAGCCTCCCTCAGGCTAATTGCTCTGTCTTGTACTGGATGGCCAAAGCGTCCATTTCCAAATCCAAAACATAATGTTGTCATTGTAGGGCTTGGCTGATCTGAACGCATTCGCCCATAAACATTGGCGTATGTTGAGCCACTTTCTTTACGATGACATTCTGCAACAAGTTCTGCTGGCCAATCTTTCCAAGTGCCGCCCTGACTTGAGTAAATTATCCGTCGCTTATTCAATGGTGAAAGCGTTGCGGCTCTATGCAGTGGGTCGTTTGGATCGCAACTTCCTGCGGCGACATCTGGTAAGTGTCCTATAGCCTGCTGCACAGTCACGGGAGCGCCTGCGTGAGTTGGTGGGATAAGACTGATATCACCAAGTCTGGAGGCAAGTAAGACGTGTCTACGGCGCTGCTGGGGCAGTCCATAGTCCACACAAGCGACTCTGTTTGCCCAAATGCTGTAGCCGTTTTTTTCCAGGCCAGCAACAAAGTCGTGATAAACCTGATGTTTTGTAACATCAGGAACGTTCTCCATGGTCACAAGGTGGGGAGTCGTTTCGGTAATTAAACGGCGAAACGCATAGAGAAGCGGCCATTTTCGGTCGTCTCTCGTATCTTTTCCTTGGTTGTAAGTGGAAAAAGGTTGGCAAGGCGCGCAGCCTGCAAGAAGCCGCACACGGTCAGGTCGGTACCATCGCATCAAATCGTCAGCGGTAACGTCTGTAACGTCCTTTGCGATGAACGCTGCACCATTGTTTTGGTGGTATGCATGCTGGCACTGTGCTTCCAAATCGAAGCCCGCTCTAACCGCGACGCCTGCTCTGATCAGCCCAGCCGTCAGTCCACCCGCCCCGCAGAATAGGTCTACTGCATCAATCATCTTTATATCTGCTCCCCAATAGCGCCCATTCTAGCGCGATATTGGGAGCTGGATCGAGCTTGAACGAACTTTTAACATTCTTTGATCCTGTAGCTCACCTAATTCATCGCTGATGTAAAAAAAGCAATGGAAAAGCACTTATCCCCCTCCCGCCGACGGGGTTTGTGTCCTTTTTTTGCGCAATCGCAGATGTAGTGCAAACGAGCCGGCAGCCCAGGCGGGCCGGGCAGCTCTACGGACGGCGGGCAGTTTCACAGATTGCAAAGTTTTGAAGAGACGTGCAGGGCGGTTGCAGGGGGATGCAGCAGAGGATCACGGTCGGGGCAGGGCTGGAAGTCCCGGGTTCATTGATGGGTAAAGAGAAAACTATAGGAATACGGGCATTTTCCAAAACGAGATAGATATTTTTCCTCACCGTCGGTAGCGGTCTTCGAAGAGGCTGCAAGCTGCCGTAAGCCACGAAACGTGTGGGCCTCGTCGAGATTGAAGCATTTCACGATCTGTCTCGATTCCTTAACTGGCGTCTTAGCCTCTCAAGCGGGCCAAACCTTGATTGATATGCCCAACGTTGTTACCGATCGTCTCTAAGGCACCTCGTATGTTTTCGGCAGCCTCCGTTGACCCGTTTTGCTCGACGCTAAGCGTGAGTTCCATTAGCGCTGCTTCAAGGGCCAACTGATTTTCATACATCCTCTCAAGCACATCTGAGAGCGAATATTCCTGCGCCATATGAGGCCTGCTGTCTGGAAGAATCAGAGTAGCTCCAAGCTGCAGGATTTGCACAATAGATGGCCATTTTGGAACCAGGGCTGGGAAAAAGGTAATTTTGGTTAGGAAAGGCACTACTGCTGCTGCAGCCCGCGTAGTCCGTGGGTTTGACTCATTACCCTGAGGGGTAATATTTGGTAATGGCAAAGGTAATTTTCGCCCAAGTGCCCGGTTTTGCTGGGGATTGAGCTTGTCAGGAATTACCCAATGAAAAGGTAATGACCTAACCTATAAATTACCAAATTATTACCTTTCTAAATATCTATCAACTAATTGAAATTAAAGGGTTTTATTCTTATTTATCAAACATATTACCAATATTACCTTTTTCCCATGCCTCAACATAAACCGGGCGGCACGCCGTTTTTTACCCCCTCTCAACCGTCGCGCACTAACTTGGTGCAAAACCCATGGGACTACCATGGGACTGAGAAAGCCAATTTTTTAGCGCCAGAGCATCGCTGCAGCCCGCGTAAACCGGGCACTTGCATAATGAAAGTGACTTTGCGGGTAGTTTCGAATCTCTCCTTCACCGCCAAATTCGCAAGGCCCCGGTAGTTAATAGCTCCGGGGCTTTTTGCTGTCTTGCATATCTGTTTTTTGAAAAGGACTTCATCGTGCTAAAGAAAATCACGTTATGCCTTGTGTTGGGCGCCGTATTGACCGGCTGCGTTTCCGCTCCACCTACCAATTTTTCGGTGCCGGGTATCCAGCGCGTAACTACCCAGCAAGAGGTAGAACTTAAGGCTGTATCAGTTTCTTATGGTCTTCCATCGGAGATCAAAGGCGATATCCCTACCTACGGCGAAGGGTTTCCAATTTTGTGGGAAAAGTCGCTTGTAGAGTCGATAGATAAGGCGGGCGTTTTCAGCGATGACGCTCCGGAGAAAGTTAATATTTTCGTCAAGGTTCTGGAATTGGATCCCCCAAACGGCGGTATAACTATGGTTACACCATCTCGAGCGCGTTACACCGTTGTGAGCCGTCGTACAGGGAAGATTCTATTTGAGAAAGAGATTTACACCGAGGGGGCTGTTCCTCCTGGCTATGCATTTTCTGGTCTGGTTCGCATCAAGGAGTCTCTCAACCGATCATTACAGGCGAACATTGCTCAGTTCCTTGCGTCACTTTCAACGGTCAAGCTTTAAATTCTAAATTGGTAAACAGGGTAAATGGGACGGATATATTTAGTTCGTATCCCCTATCCCCCAAATCCCAAGCAAACAAAACCCCTGATTTCGAGAGAAAACAGGGGTTTTTCATTTCAGGAGTTTTGCAGGGCGACGTTCTTAAATTAAGCGCGCGGTGTATCCAGCCGCCGCGCTATGACATCCAGTAAGTCGCAGCCGTCGCGCAGCGGAATTGAGCAGAGCAACGCAAAATCGCTCAGCACAACCGCATCGCTGGATATCTCACTGCGTAGTGCGAGGTTCTCCATAACCTGAGTAACCGCCTGAAGCCGATAACTAGCAGCATCTAGCAGTATCTCCAACGGTACAGTGGTATCCACAAAAAGCGCAGGTGTGGCGCTGTCGTTGCTGGTGAGGGCCATGTATTGGTTCATGAGTGACTCCATTAAGACAAAGATAAAAACAACGAAACCTTTTCATGGGCCACTGCCAATAGGGCTGTGGCCTGAAAATAACCTCGTTTACATTCCGTCTTGTCATCGAGTCGCCAAACCCGGTCGTTCAAAAAACGACCGGGTGACTATAAATTCGGCGTTTGAAAATTGGGAGCGTGCCGCTTCCGAATAGGCTGTAGGACGGCGCTCAAATGGCTACGTCAATGCCTATGCCGATGATGCACATCCGGAGAATGCGCATGCCGTACCCAAACCCCAAGGCGATCCAGAACGCCACTGTCACCGGCTCGCCGAAGGCCAGCAACGCAACCGCCGCACTCGGTATCTGCGCACCCAGGTAAAGCGCCAGGCTGCCATTCATCGCCGCGAGGGCGTAAACGATACTGAGGTTCATGGGCTATCCTCGAGAGGTTGGCCCATGATACGTCGCGGGCTTTGCGGAAAGCCCGGCGATTTTACTGCGCGGTTTTCAGCTTGATCACATCACCGGAAATGCTGGTGGTGTAACCGCTCAGCACCCAGGCCCAGAACCATTTTTCCTGGATCTGGGTATTGATCAGCGCGTCGCCGCCTTTGGCTTTGATGGCTGCATCCTGAGCGCGGACGAAACGGCTGTTCTGGCCGATCGGGATGATGCCGAACAGCATGATACCGGTGGCGCTGGCTTGGCTGTGGCCGATCACGGTGTATTGGCTGCTGTCGTATTGCGGGGATTTGATGGCGGTGCCGGTGCAACCTGCAAGGGCGAAACCGAGAACGGCTGCTGCAACCACTTTACTGACGTACTTCACTGGGTAACTCCATTGGACTAAAGCCCGAGATTCAATTCTCGGGGGCAGCACTTTAATCGCTCCTGTAACAGATTGAAAACATTCGCCTCGCTCAAGCGAGCAAGTCTTCGTAGAAGGCGCCGTACGGCTTGCTCGGGTGGGCGATCTGGATTTCGAGGATCCACAACCCGGCATTCGGGTAGTGCTCGAAATCGCCCAGGTCGCCGCCGCGATGGATGGCGTGTGGGAAGTCGCTGACGCGGTGGCCCTTGATGTCGAGGTTCAGTTGCCAGCCCATGGCCTGGGCCTGTTCTTCGGCGTAGCGGTAGAGTTCGAGGCCGACCACCTGCTGGTTTTTCCAACGGGCTTGCACGCGGTCGAACAGTTCTTTGGCGGCGCTGGCGCAGGCGATCATCTCCGGGTCGTTGCCGGTGGCGAAGGTCGCGCCGGCATCACCTTCGTGGCCTTGCCACACGGCGCCCATGTCGATGAAGAAGATGTCGTGTTCGCCCAGCGCCGGGTCGCCCTCGGAGCGTTGCTTGAAGGTCTTGAGGGTATTGGCGCCGAAGCGCACCAGCAGCGGGTGCCAGATGCGTTGCATATCGAGGTCGGCGAGCACTTGCTTGCCCAGTTCGCGGGCTTCGGATTCCAGCATGCCGGGGCGGATGCGCGCGGCCAGGTGTTCGATGGCCTGCCAGGTCATCGCTTGGGCGTAGCGCATGGAGTCAATACTGTAGGCATCGCCCACGGCTTCTTTGGGTTGTGCGGACACCGGCTTTTCCTCGCATTCAAAAGTGGTAGGCGCTATGTTTTTAACTATATAACGATAGGCGGGCGGAGCTAAAGCGCAATGGGGATGGCGGTGACGGCTTCTGTTGAAAGTCGGTTTTCCAAAGGGAGCCTGTTTAATGTGGGAGCTGTCGAGCCTTGGCGATGCTGTGATGCAGGCGCCTCGGTTTTGCCAGGTGCACCGCGTCGATCCCATCGCAGCCTCGCTAAAGCTCGACAGCTCCCACATTTGATCTTTGCAGCCTCGTTAAAGCTCGACAGCTCTCACATTTGATTTTTGCAGTCTCAGATATGCAGCCCCGCCAGGCTGCCGAGTACAACGGCCACGCCGCCTGCCGTATACGACATACGCTTCAACCATTCCTTGCGGGTCAGCAGCGTGATTGCCGCCAGCGAAATCGCGATCTGAATCGCGGTCATCGCCTGGGCCCAGCGATGATGCTGGTGCAAGGCCTGTTCGGCTTTCTCGTCCCATTCCTTCGAGGTCGCTTCAAGTTTCTCCGCCTGTTTGCGCACGTCTTGCTTCTGGCTTTTGTAGCGCTCGATTTCATCCCTGTAATGCGCGGCATCCACGCCTGGAATATGCGTGGCCAGTTCTGCAAGGTTTTGTCGGCTGGATTTGGCCTGGTAGTAATTCCACTGGTTGGCGGCTTCGGTCTTGATGATGGCGGCGTTGTTTTTGTCC